TCTCAGTCCCAGAAGTAGTATGACTACCTGAAACCTCATACGCCTGCGCTATACCTAAGTCTGCTCTTGATTGTGGTATGTAACTCATTAGATTGCCAACCACTCTTTGAATTCTTGGATGTATACTAAGTGCAATGTTGTGTCGTCTTGTTCAACAATAATACTACGAGCGCCATACTCATTAATGTTGTACTTAGCTACGTCGTAGTAAGACATGTTGACAATGTTAATTTCACCCACAATGTCTATTCGATTATCAGTACGGCAGTTGACAATAACTGTCTCACGGTCCTGCGGATGTTCTCTAAGGTTGATAACAACACCAGAGGTAACCTTAAGAATCTCAGATCCGCCTGTTGTATGGTTAGCAGTGATAATCCTAGCGTTAGCATTTGTAAGATCTGCACGACTAGCCATGCTACCCATAGAGATGTTGTACACATTGGGTGCCTGAGCCTCGTTAATGTCCTTCACGGAGCCTGCGTCTACTTCCTCACCATTGGTAAGGGTTAACACTAAATGCCCGTCAAAGTCCACTGTGGCGTCCTGAACGCCTACTCCGTCTTCCCCGTCAGAGCCGTCTGCTCCGTCCTTGCCGTTAACACCATCCTTACCGTCTTTACCTACACCTGTATCACCCTTGTCACCTTTAGGTCCTTTTTCACCTGTAGGTCCGGGATCACCCTTATCTCCCTTTTCACCACGGATAGCTTCTACTGCCTGTATCTTAGACAGTAGTTTATCGTAGAGGGCTGTAAGTTTTAGGTCCACGTTCATTCTTGATTAAGACGTTGCATCAACATTTGTTCAGCCTGACGTGTTTCTTCGTCACGCCTTTCTACTTGCTGGTTACCTTTCTCCTTAGCCTGTACTTCACGTTCTTTGAGTAATGTTTCTGCTACACGCATACGACGCTCAAACTCTCTGTCGTCTTGGTCACCTTCCTTAAGGTTACGTGTAATAGCATTGATCTTGTCAATCTCAAGCTCTTGAGGAACGACTGCTGCTTCTGCCGCCAGTTTTCCTGCTCTAGCGTTAGACTCTTGAGCCTGAGCCGCTAGTGCTGCTGTCTGAGACTGCTGGAACTGTAGTTGTGCTTGCTGTGCTGCCATAGCCATTTGTTGTGCTTGAGGATTAGGTTGCATAGCTTTTGTCATTGCTGCAATAAGTTCTTCACGGTTAGACAAGTTCATGTTGTCAATAACAGATTGAATTAAGGTGTTGTACAGCGGTGAGTCTTTACCCATAGTTTGTAACAACTGTACAAGCTGAGTAACTTCATATTCACGAGCAATAATACCCAAAGTAGAACTTGCGTTGAACTTGTAGTCAGCTACCGGATAGTTTTCAGGATCAAATTGCATGTAACGATAAGCTGCTTTCTTAACAAAAGGAATCAAGAAAGACTGTTGGAAGTTAATCAGTGTGCGTTTATGACGTTTAATAATAGCGCCAAGAGACATACTAATGCCAGCGGCAGTACTCTCGCCGTTAACCTGACCTGCAATTCCTGCTGAGTCCACTGCTCCTGTTGCTTGCTGTACCATCTGCTGCAAGGCCCCAGCCTGAGCAAAAGTGATTTGATTGACTTGACCAAAGTTAAACGGCTGAAGTACTTCACGAGGATCTCCACTTGTTAAAATTATCTTACCGGGACGTACTTCAGGTTTAGCACCTCTTGGTAAACGTGTAGCATCCATAGCCATCATAGGATGAATAGTAAGACTTAAAGCGTCGATACGTGCTCTTAACTCAGTATCCAAAGCCTTCTGACTGTTGTAGCCTTTTTCACAAACTCCACGACCCCAGAAACGTCCGGGAACAACGTCCCAAGGGAATGCAACAACAGGACGGTCTCCCATCATGTAGGGGTTAGCTTCTGCTTTAAGAAGGATACCGCCATTAGCGATCACTACAACGGCTTCTACGTACTTTGAATCTGACCCTTCCTCACCTACTAGTTCTTCTGTATCGTCGCTCATAGCGGAATCTAGAAGCTCTCGTGGCACTAGACCATAATACTTAGTCAGACGTACTTTGTCATCACTGTAAACAGTTAGGTCTTGGTCAGGTTCCAAGTCAGTATCAGGAGCGGCAGAACCAACATATACGTCACGATATACTCCTTGTTCCTGAAGCAGTTCTACTTGGTGGTGGCTTACAAACTCATCAATAGCTACGCCCATAGCGTCTTCAATAGAAGTAGCTACAGGATCAATCAAGAAGTTCTGAGGCAGTACAGGCTTAAGTTTTACCTTGACTCGTTCAGTAATGTTTACTCCTACTGCTTGTAAATCTCCACCCATAATAGGTTGAGTAGCAGGAGCCATTTCTTTCATTTCTTCAATAATGATTTCACCAATGCCAGTACCAAACACAGCAGCGTTGATAAGACACTCTGCTACGGCCTTACGCACCATGCAGTCTTCAAAGTCTTCCGTTAGTTTGTTACGCAGGAACTGTACGTCACGTTTTTCAGTGTCACCCTTGTTGTCACTAACGTCAAACCACTTACCACGACCAAACGTGGCTTCTTCTAGTTCCGCTACATTAGACTCAACTGCCTGTTGAAGTGCAGGAGAAATAATACGGGAACGCTCAGACCCACGCTGGCTGTCAGCAGGATCCCATTGACCACGCCATAATCTATAATATTCTTCAAACCTTTCTTCATAATTGCTTTCGTAGTAATCCCTCCAATCTTCACATTTAGTAATAACCCAGTCTTCAAGAGATTCTTCAATCATCAACGGGTCTGCTTCGTATAGTTCTGCCATATTAGTATCCTGCTACCACGTCTAAGATTTCGTGGTCCTCAATTTCGTAGTCGTAGTCGTACGCTACATTTGCCAGTTGGTCAATGTACGCCAAAGCGTCAATCAAGTCATCGTGCGTCAAAGGATCAGGGAACTGAAATAGTTGATCCAAGAATCTACTGTTCCATTCACCTTTGTTTAATGTAATGTAGCCGTTCTCGAAACGACCTTGTAGTGCCCACATTACTCTGTCGGTCTTCTTTTTGTTACCGTGGGTAAGCTCTTCTACTCTAAAGAACATACCGTGTCTCTTTTGCATATCTAACAGAGGAGACATTACAGCCTGTTTAGCAATACCTCTTTCGATTCCAACCGACACGGGACGGTAATCTCTAACGGCCTGAAATATCTTAGCTGCTGTTTCGTCAAGTGACCATCTACCGTATATGATATTGTCAACAAACCAACCATGCTCACTGACCTTAACCACGGCAATGGCTGTGTCGTCAAGCTTGGAGTTCTTAGTTTTCTTTTTGTTGACTTCTTCAAAGCCTGCCAAGTCAACGGCAATGTAGTAGTCTCCTATTTCAGGTTCGTCTTCGCTAAAAGAGACCCAGTCCTCTTTAAACATTTCTGACCCACGAGCTTCAAACGACGCCATAAATTCTTGACGAAACGCATAAGAAGACATAGACCTTTTAGCAATGTCAATTTCACTGGGGTCCAACAATGGATTATCATAAGAAGTAAAGTGCCAAGCTTTGTACGTAGGGTCATCATCCAGTTCCGCATACTTGTAAAGTTCGTAAAAGTGGTTCCTTCCCATAGGTGTGCCTATAAACATTGCACATCCCTTTTGGTCAGCCAAGGCAGGTCTCAAGATCTGCTCAAATACCTCTGGCTTCATGTCAGCGTATTCGTCCATGACTAGAAATTTGAGGCTGACACCCCGCATTGTCTCTGGTCTGTCGGCACCTTTAAGGCTGATGGTAGCGCCGTTGACAAGCTTAATTTGCAAATTATTAATATGGCTACCAGCGATAACAGGGTGCCCCAGCTCAAGCAAGGTTTGCCACATGATGTCTCTGGCTTGTCCCTGAGTAGGTGCGACGTAAAATACATGGCCTCTGTCTGCCTGAAGTGCGTTAACTATTAATAACCATGCTGCTAACCTAGACTTGCCTGTACGTCGCCCAGCAGCTACTATTTTAAATCTTGTTTCATCTGCCCAGACATCTTGCTGCCAAGGCAATAGTTCAATATTAAGATCCATTGAAATTATTAAATACCGCTGGGGCTTCTAACAGATCAAATGTAACGACTACTTCGATGTTACCTGAACTACCTGCTGCTGCTTTAATAACGTCTCCCGGCTGTAGAACAAATACTGCATTACCATCAATCAGTAAGTTTTCTTTTGACGATATGTTAGTACCGTTATAAATATATACATCTGGAGTAGGACTAGGCTTATCTACAAACAACGTAATGTCGTTAGTTGAGTTATGCAAGTTAGCAATAAACGCCATGTTCCAATGTGCAACGTAACCGTTAGGTATTGTTACGATTGTCTGCGTACTGGTATCTGTCAGGTTCTTGTTCTTTGTATATAACATTAGGAGTACGTCCACATAACTGGTGTTGTACCACGGGTGTCAACGTGGATAAAGTCAGAAGCAACACCGATACCCGTAAACCCTAAAGACAGAGCAGAGTGTACAAGCTTAAGGCGATCAGCAGCGTTTGTTATTTTTATGTCCGCTGCGATCCCTTGGGCGTGTGTTCCGGGAACATCTTTTCTTGACTCTATTGGATGTAGTGTCGGGTGTCTATATCCACTAGTAATCACAAAAGGAAATCCACAGTACGCCCTTAACTCGTCTAACTTCTCTAGGAACTCCTGTTCCATGTTGTTGGTTCCAGAGACCTGACAATCGAATTCTTCTCTAGTAAAATGCTTAAGACTCATCTACTACTTCTCCTTCGATTATCTCTGGTGTTGATACCTCTGCAGTACCTACGCCACTAATGTTGATCTGTATAGCATTTCTACCGTTGTCTTTTACTACGTCTTTTTCAAAAGCACCCACTGGTAGTATACGGTCCATCACAAGTTTCCAAGCAGCAGCCTGATTCTTATGGTCATGGTACAAAGCAGCATCAAAAATAGTCTCTAGAACTTTACGAGACTTAGGACTAGCCAACATCCTAGCCTTGTACTCGTTAATTATCGCTGCGTCACCCTTTGGTCGGCCTACTTGACCCTTGTTACCGGGCTTTACAGCGGCTACTTCGGACTTCCGGGGTCTGCCACGACCTCTTTTTTTAACAACGTCGGTCATAACATAAATTATCCCTAATTACAACAATAGTATACCATAAGTTTACACGAAAGTCAAG